CATTATGTAGGTTCACCGACCGGTTGAGGAATACATACTGCTTGAGATCCTAATGGATAACTTCCATAAGATCCTGTATATTGATATCCTAGCACTTCGCGTGCAGCAAAACATTCATACATTCCTTTGAATGCCCAACTGCCTTGAATTGTAGGTTCTAATTCCTTTGTATCTGAATTAAATGTTAATACGATAAAGACAAGTGTCCACATTAGATTCTCTTATTCTCTTTTGCTATGGCGACACAGGTATCTGTCGCGTTTGTTTTGAAATAGCGTGGTGCAAAAGCATGAATGAATACTGCCCATGCAGCTTTTTCTAAACGCCAACTAATCTTACATGCATGCTTAAAGTGCTGCCACCGTGACATGTTTGCTTCTTCTAAATGCAATTTACATTCTTTACTAAACATAATTCATTGTTCCTCCAAACCAGTGTGGAATATTTCGACCAGTCCATACCATTTTAAATTTGCTTTTCTTTGTCTTGTAGTAAGCTTGATACGACAAAACTGGATCTTCCATTTTACATTGTGGTTCATGATCCATTGCTAATCGAAATGGTGTAAGTCCGGCGTCAGGAATATTCCTAGGTGGAACTGATAAAATATCTTCTAAGATTTGCTGTGTATAATGAACCTTATTATATCTATATTTATATTCGCGGCATAGCGCCATAAAGTGATTATAATGCCACATATAATTTTGTAATGATTCGCGTGTCCATATAGTACATGGATGATTAAAGTGCACTGCTTTGTACATAGTATCTTCATTAATCGTATCATCGAGCTCGTAGTATTTTACCATAGTCTTGCCAGACTTTGATGGCTTACGTGTCTCGGTACCGTCAAGCATACGATGAGCAGTAGATAGCATTTGTGCTGCCTCTACAATCATCTTGACTACATGCTTATCACATTGTAATTGTGCTGCAATAACTGGATCTTTGTCCAATACGAATAAATTCATGATATAAACTCCTCTAATGTACCTGTATATTGTACCACATTTTTATCTGTTTGTACATCACTATTTTCACTTATTCTTAATATATGTGCTGCCTTATTTCTTACATTAATATCCTTTAATGGTAAGAATGCACCAGACGTTCCATCCCAGTCAATAAATTCTTCATCATAGAAATCTAGTTGGCAATCATCAGGATTTTCATTCTGCAACAAAGCAAGTTCATTTGCCCATTGCTGCCACTTATCATCGGACACAATAGATTCATCCATTTCATAATATAAGCAAGAATGCACCAACATTTGCGATCTACGTTGGCGGATCTTTTCCTTCACCGTTTGATCAGACATAATGTAGATAAGAGCCTATGATGTACTTAGGATCATGTCTGCATACTCGACCGGCGTGAGGATATGTCCAGTGTGGTGGAAATACAAGAACGCTGCCAGCACGGCGAGGTATATTAATCCCCATCGTGTCGAAAGACGTCTCGCCACCCACACCGTCATTGAGATAAGCAAAAAACACAAGGAAACGACGAGCAGAGCTGTAATCGCCCACATCGACGTGCTGATCAAATTTTCCAATATCGGGTTCATATTTCTTCATCCTTATTTCTTCAAATGCATATTTTTCCGGCCAAGTTGTAATCTCTAACTCAGTACGGTATTGTTCTAGCACTTGTTTAAAGTTATAGGTAAGGTAGTCAGTATACTGACCCCAAACCTCTCGGTTTTGATTTAAGTTAATTTCAGTAAAATTCATGATAGGACTACTACGCTGTACGGAGTCCTGCTGATTAAATAATTCAATCATTGAGTCACGAACGCCTGGTTCAATGACGTCCTGATATAATTTAATATATCTTTCCATTTAAAATCCTCACTTTACGATTATTTATAATTATACCATAAAGTGAGGACTTTGTACACCTTTATTTTGCAGTTGCAGTATATTCGCGCATATCGTCTATCCGTGAAGAGAGATATGCCGCTTTTTTCTGTAGCTTAAATGCTAGGAGATTATTACCTTCTTTCTCTAATCGTTTTATATAATGTTTGAGCTCTTTAGAATCTTTCTTAAGGCGCTCGATTTGCGGACCATATAACATGGGATCTTTCCTCCTCGTTGACTGCTTACGACGGGTTAAGATATCACTCCTCCTTTTTTTAGGTCAAAAAGTAAAAAAGGATCGTCCCACAAAATGGGCGATCCTGAGTTTGCTATGAAAACATTATTATTGTTCTTCATAGAATTATTTATACAAATTCACATTTTGATAAGTCCTGGGAAAGTATCTGTCACTAGTTTTTTAGTTAGTCCTTTAAACTTGCCGGTGAACTCTTTATCCTTACATAGAATAAGAAGCTCAGCATCCTTAGGATCAATAGACTCTAAAATACGAATAAACATAACTTCACGATGTGTTTCTGACTTAACCTTTGGTCCGCCTTTAACAAAGAACTTAAACCGCTTAACAATATGCTTACGCACATGGTCAGCTTCTTTTGGTGTTGTTTCTTTATATGGAGGTGCACCTTTTGGTATCAGCCATTCAATAGAATCATCAAACGCTCCTTTTAAAAAGTAACGTACATGAGGAGTATCATAGTGCTTTAGCACTTTACTCTTTTCTTCACGTGTCTTAGCTTCGGCTACTTTGGTAAAAATCTCATGTAGAGTTGGCCGATTAATATTTTCATTTATCATTAAAAATCCTCAATGCATTCAATTAATAGTTTACAGCGATTCTTAATAAGGTAGTTTAGGATCTTCATCCTATGTGGTACCTTAACAGCTTCTGATGTATCTATAATAGATTTTTTGATCTCTGCAGGAATATATGCAAGATCTACTAATAGCTGATTACGCTTGTAATTACGATATACTTCATCGCTCATATAAGATTGTAAATTCTCTGCATTATCAACATATTCTTGTATCTTTTTCTTAGTCATTGGTGACTGACGAATGCTTTCAACAAAGGTGTTATCACCACTTAATACATTAGGAATACCATCAGAGCTATCACCTTTAAGAACATGTTCAAACAGATAGCTATGAGGATTCTCATCCTTGATAAACTTTTTAGTCATAGGTGAATATTGTTTTACATTACCATATTTCTGTAGCTGAATAAAATCTTTGTCAGCAGAGATAATCATCACATCCTCATGCTGTCCAAACTCTTGTGTCTGTTCAACTAATGTACCGATAATATCGTCGGCTTCTACATTAGGAATATGTACAACCTTATATGGCATATTCAGTGATATTTCTTCACGAACCATATTAAGACACTTAAAAATCAAGTCAAAATCTAAACTAGATTCTGTACGGTTATTACGTCGTGCCCATTTATATTGAGGGAATACATCTCTACGCCAAGATCCACCGTCACATGCAATAACAACTTGTCCATACTCATCTTTATGCTTTTTAACATGCATACGAATAGAGTTAAGAATCATATGACGAATAGTGTCTTCATTCATATCCATTCGCTTTTGGTTAACAATGATATTACCCATTGCAATCCCATTATAATCAATTATCATCATTTTTGTTTCTAGTCTCCATTATCATCTCATGTATTATATCTAGTATTTCAACAAATGGATAGTCCGGATTTTCATTTCGAATTAATGCTCCATAGATTAGGTTAAGGATACATCCCATATCTCTAAAGAACGCCGGATCAAACTTAGGATTATATCCATATTCTGATAGCGTCATTAGTATGTCTTGAATGCATTCACCTGCCATATCCATCTCATCATCACGACGAGGTTCTATGATAGGATTTCTAATCTCACCATACGGAAACGGTATTACATTGTCATTATCATCTGTCATTATGTCACCATTATACACTATTTTTTAGTGGATGTACACAAGTTTTTTACATGGTTTCTGTGTATTTTACCGCCAACAAAGGCGTTGTAGTATTCATCTGGCTTTAGTAATACGTCGCGTACAATCTGTTCTTTCATCTCAAGGTAGGACATTTCTCCTTTACCCATACAGAGATGCAATATTTCTCTCTTGAATCTCTTATCACCGTGTTCTTCAAGAAGGGTTTTTACTTCCTCTGAACTACCATGATAAGTTAGCCAGTCTGATTCAGATATTTTAGTGCGTTTTCGCTTTTGACCTTTTAATGGTTTAAGCTTTATTTTAGAATAGAAGTTTTTCTTACCGATATACTTCATACCATTTGTATTATCAGTGACTATGTAAACAAATCCTACATAGTCACCAATATCTTCTGATGTAAAGGCATTACCTTTATATTTCCAAGTATTCATAATAGACCATCGTTATCACTTTAGTCTATTTATTCAACGTCGTCAAAGTCCATTTCTAGCTGTTCATCATTAACGGATCCATCGATATCAACTCCACATGATGGGCAATATTCTACCCGTGCATCTGGATCATCAAATTTTACATTAAATTCCACTCCGCAGTGGTAACATTGCATCATAGTGTCATACCTCCTAGTGCTTTAGATAGTACCCAGCTTTCAAACTCGGTGTATCCACCTATATATTCGTTTCCTTCAGATACTATATTTTCAATCTGAGGAACTGTTCTAGCATTAGGAAACTTATTTAAAAAATCATCTTGTGTAATATTATCACCAATCTTAAAGATAGTATGTTTAAAGCCCTTCTCTTCGGCTAGCCTGATTGCTCTAAGACAATATGGACAATTATCTTTACTATAGATTACAATCATAGAGACATTCCTTTAAATGTATCTTCATTTACATCTTGCTTAACACCACCAATAACATAAGAACTAATCTCTGTTTCTTGTGGCGCAACTTGTACATTACCTCCACCGATCCATTTCTCTGTCCATGGAAGCGGATTAGCCTGAGGAGTACTATAAGGTGATTTAACTGCAAGCGTTTTCATACGCTTATTAGCAATCCATTCAATATAGTCAGATAGAAGTTTTGCATTCAAACCAATCATTGAACCATCTTTAAATAGATAATCAGCCCATTCTTTTTCTTGATCTACAGCAGCAACAAACATACCTGTTACTTGTTCTGCACATTCAGTACGAATCTTTTCAAAGTCAGGATCTTCTTTAGGTAGGTTTTTGATAATAGTTTGAGATGCAGCAAGGTGTGTATTCTCATCACGTGCAATAAATTTAATAATCTTTGCATTACCTTCCATCTTCTTTAACTCAGCGAATGCCCATGAACATGCAAATGAAACATAGAAGCGAACACCTTCAAGAATATTAATAGAATTGAGTGCAACCCATAAGCGTTTCTTTAATTCATATTTGCTAATAATAACTGTCTTACCATTTACTTTATGCTTACCTTCACCCAATAGATCATACCATTTCTGGTAGTCAATAAAGTCATCATAATATCCTGAGATATCTTTTGCACAATCAACAATCTCTTCAATGTCAAGCATCTCATCAAATACCTTTGATGGATTAGCATATACATTACGAATAATATGAGTATAAGAACGTGAATGGATTGTCTCAAAGAATGCCCATGCCATAACCAATGGTTCAATCTCTGGTACAGATGCTGCAGGCATAAACGTCTCTGTTGGGCCACGACCTTGAACCGAGTCTAACAAGATTTGACGTTTTAAGTTTGATGTAAAGATATGCTTTTCAAAGTCAGTTAGATTAGCAAAGTCAGATCGATCTTTAGATACATCGACCTCTTCAGGACGCCAGTAAAATCCTAGCATTTTTTCTGTAATCTTTTCTAAAGCAGGGTTTTGCACCTGGTCATATCGTGCAATATCAACACCACCATCAAAAAACATTAACGAATTCATGTGGGACTTTTCTTGTTTCTCAAAAACTGACATTCATTGTTCTCCTATATTGTGCAGCTATCGCAGTAATCATCATATTCAGCATCAGTACTAAAATCTGAACGTGTTAGTTCTGTTTGTGTATCATCTTTCATCTCACCAGATCCATCGTGTGTATTATTATAGTATAGCTGTTTACCACCATACTTATAGAACGTAACCATATCTGTAATCAATTGAGACATAGGTACTTTACCTTCATCAAAGTGCTCTGGATTATATGATGTATTAACCGAGATACCCTGATCAATATATTTTTGTAATACTGCACAAACTTTAAGATAACCTTCTGGAGACTTTTGATCCCATAATAGATCATACTTATTTTTAAGGTGATGATAGCCAGGAACAACTTGTGCCATAACTCCATCTTTAGAACCTTTATACGAAACTAATGCACGAGGTGGTTCAATACCATTAGTAGAGTTACTAATTTGAGCAGATGTTTCTGCAGGCATAAGAGCCATTAGTGTAGAGTTACGGATACCAGTTTCTTGTATTTGTTTCCTTAATTTTTTCCAAGGCATGCGTTCTTTATGAGGTACTAGACCATCTACTTCTTTCTTATATGTATCAATAGGAAGAAGTCCATGATGATATTTAGTTTCATCTGATTTAGGACATGCACCTTTCTCTTCGGCAAGATCAGCGGATGCTTTAATTAAGTAATAAGACCATGCTTCTGCATATTCATCAATGACTGACAATGCTTCATCATCATACTTAAGTCCACGCTTTGCAAGGAAGTATGCAAGATTAATGATACCAATGCCTAATGGGCGACGATTCATTGTACTAATTTGAGCTGCAGCCATAGGGTATTCTTGGTAATCTAGTAATGCATCTAAGGCACGAACAGCAAGAGTACATGGCTTCTCAAAGTCTGAAGGGTCATTGATCATTCCCCAGTTAATAGCACTTAGTGTGCACAATGCAATTTCACCATCAGGATCATCAGCATTCTGCAAAGGCTTTGTAGGTAGATCGATTTCAGTGCATAAATTAGATTGTTTAATCGGTGCAACTTCTGGTAAAAATGATCCATGCTCGTTTGCATGATCAACATTCATAAGATAAATTCGACCAGTATCTTTGCGCTCTGTCAAGAACTGAGAGAAAACTTCAATGGCAGGTAATACCTTTTTACGAATACTTGTGGCACGTTCGTACTTCTCATATAATGTTTTAAACTTATCTTGATCTGAGAAGAATGCTTCATATAGATCTGGCACATCACCTGGTGAAAATAGTGTAATATTACCACCGGTCAATAGGCGCTCATACATTGTTTTATTAAACTGAAATGCATAATCCATTTGACGGACACGGTTCTCTTCAGTACCTTTATTGTTTTTAAGAACAACAAGATCTTCAAACTCAAGATGCCAAACAGGAAGATATACTGTAGCTGCACCACCACGAACACCACCTTGTGAACACGATTTAACAGCAGCAGAAAAATACTTTAGAAACGGGATGAGGCCCGTATGTACAATCGAACCATCACCGACGCGGCTGTCGACAGCACGGATTCTACCCGCATTAATGCCAATGCCAGCTTTTTTAGAAATATAACGTACAACTGATGTTGCTGTAGCGTTAATGCTTTCAAGCGTATCGTCTGACTCAATAAGAACACACGAACTGAACTGCCTCGTAGAAGTACGTACACCAGCCATAATAGGCGTTGGTAAAGAGGTCCCGAACGTCGAAATATCATCATAGTAATCTTTTACCCATTTTAAGCGAGTCTCCTTTGGATAGTCGGAAAATAGTGTTGCGGCAACCAACATATACAATATTTGAGGTGATTCAAATAATGTTTTAGTACGTCGGTCTTGTACTAGATATTTACCACGGAATTGTTCCATACCAACATATGTGAATGTATCATCACGATCATGTTTAATATAATTATCAAGTTGATTTAGTTCATCGCGGGTATAGTTGTCCATGATAGCACCATCATAAACACCCTTTGATACATTTTCTACTACGATATCAACAAGAGGCCAAGGCTCATGCTGGTTATATACATCTTTACGAATCTTATAGTTAACTAAACGTGCAGCTACATATTGGTAATTTGGAGTTGCTTCTGAAATCAATTCAGCAGCAGACTTAATTAATAGTTCATGAATGTCATAGGCAGGTATTTTATCGTATAACTGAATGTTTGCACGCAATTCAATCTCAGAAATCGATACAGCTGCAATATCAGTGGTTGCCCATTCTAATACGCGGTGCACCTTTTCAAGATCAAACGGTTCAGTTCTACCGTCACGTTTTGTGACGTTAATTATTTTGGTGTTCATAGAATTCTCCGCTTCAATATGTGTATATTATACCACACTATTAGGCTAATGTAAACAGCTTATTCGCTATTTTCTTCAGTTTCTTCAGGCGCCACGGCCGTCTCGTAATATACTATAATTTGTTTTTGTTGTTCTATGTATCTTCGCAATTCAGCGAAGTTAAGAGACAAATTTTCATAGTCTTTTACTGAGATAGCAATATAGGCATCTGCGCCATTCTTAGCTTCAAACTCTTGTCTAAACTCTTCGTAATTTTCGTTTGATACGACATATATCTTAATGTCGTTTAGTTGAACTTGCTTTGGTAGAGGTACTGTAGGTACTACAGTTTTAACAGTATTAGTTACTGTTACTATCTTCGGTTCCGGCCTCATCGAGCTGCACCCCATCAGGGTCAGTGATACCAGCAAGATCGTTCCATAATTGATCAGTCGCATTTTGCATCCTATTTTGAATAAGGCCAGGTTTCTTATTGGCCAAGTGAGTTAAATTATGTTTTTGTAAAGTACTTCTTAACTCATCACCATATTGCTCTGCTCGTCTAAGATTTACACTTAGCTCTGAGTTGAGCTCATTTAATCTACTGTTTTCTGATCTTTCAAGTACAAGTGAAGCTTCACTGGTTTGAACAGCTACTTCCATTCTTGCAACATTAGCCCTAGCGATTTCTAGGTCGTCTCTCATTTTTTTAACATATAGTCCACCAGATACTACTGCACTGGATATAATAAAAACAGCTGCTATTTTAATAGATGAAAACACATACTACTCCTTAACATAATCCTTAAAGCGTTTAAAAGGCTTTTTCTTTAGTTTAGCCTTTTTACCAGGAGATAGATCAACACCTCCACCAGCAACAGCATTAGCAGGAGCTTCTTCTTTTCGAAGTTGATTCTTCTTTGGGGCCATATGAATCCAACCCTGCTGAACATATTTACGAACTTCTTTTTTATCTACCTTTTTGGCTATTTTTGTCACCGGATGCATTACCGTTGCCTTTGTCCCAAGGATTTTAAGATACTTATTTTCGTTCATCGGTATAAATCTCCAGCGGTCACATAGACCATTTGCTTAGTTGCCAAGTGTCTCACCTCATATATAGGAATATCTAATATATGACCGGAAGGTTTTGTGCCTTCAGCGACTGATACGTTAGTACCAGACTTGGCAATAACCTCTGCAGTCTTAGGTGATAAAATATCTTGGTGTAATATGTATACGCCAGGAAGCAGCTGTTCTTCAAGAATAAAGAAATTTTCTTTAACTTCTGGTGTAAAATCTATTTCCATTTTGGAAAGAATATCTTTGATTTCTTCTTCGCTCATTCCTGTTTCTTCTCTTAGTAGAAACAAGGCTGCAGCATATGAAGATAATCTAGATTTGCCAAATGGTAACTTTTCTAGAATTCTTTTAAAATTAAATGCAAGTCTAAAGAATACTGTATATGCATCCTTTTCCTCAGATGTTTTTGCTTTACGAATGCTTTTACCATTGCCATCAATTAGACCTAATTCATATGCATCAGTATCTTTCCAAGGTGTAGTTAACACCTTAATAAACCGGTATGTGTAGTAGAGGTCTGCTACTCTTGATACTGCTGGCATTATAGATTCCTTAACACATTTATAATACGAAGATCTAATGGTATTTCAACGTACTCATCTTCTTTTAAATAATTGAGGTATACCAAAAACGTTTTTAAAGCTGAAAGAGATGTTGGATCTGTTTTAAAGAATACCATTCTCTTCGCATGTTGTATACCAAATACATTGAATAAAACTATAAGATGATTTAGTATTAGCCTTTCTTGTAGTTCGCCGTTACTTTCATAACGTCTCAATAATCGTTTTAAATATTTGAAGCGGTTTAGGTCTTCATAGAACTCTTCCACTTCTGTGCATTGTTTATTGCTATAAAACTTAGAAGCATATAGCATGAAATTATCATTAGTCAGTTCATCAAAGAGTTGCATTAAATAGCCCTACATTAAATTAATAGTATAGGACTATTTATACTTTATATTATCGTTTAACTACGTACTTTAGTACATCAATTAACGATGCTTTTTTCTCACGTTTATCAAGTTCAATATCATGCTCACGACCAAGGGCTTCAAGCTCATCTTTAGTCATAGATTCCAGATTAAGTTTTGGTTCTGGTTTAGGAGCAACAGTTTTCTTTTCGAAACCATTCCACTCATTGATTTGCGCTTCAGACATTTTTCGTCGTTTTAGCATTTCGCCGTGTGCAGTAACGATACCCCGAGGAGTAGCGATACCATCTTTTAACCATCCTGCTTTTTTCATTTTCGAATATCCTTCATACGTTTAACTGGTGACTTATCACCATCGGCTTTATCACCAGGGCGTTTAGCCGCCGGTTTAGTAGCATCAGCTGCTTTAGGCTTATCAGCATCTGGACGATCAACGATAGTCTTTTTATGCTTAGCAATAAAGTCACCTTGCTCTTTATCTTGTTGAGCTGCATCACCCTCTGGGTTTGCTGCTTCAGCAAGAGAATTCATTTCAGTTTCAAATGCATCAAGTTGTGACTCATCTAGAGAATCGATAAATGCATCTACTTGATCATCATTCATTTCTGAGATCTCATCCCAATTGAAAGATTCTTTTTTCACTGATTCTTCCTTTCCATCATCTTTTTTATTCTTTACAACGATTTTTTCTTTTTTCTTTTCAGGAGCCGGCTCATCTTTTTCAGGAGCAGGTTCTCTTTCAGGAACAGGTGTAGGATCCGGAGCATCGGCAGCAGCAGCACGATCATCTTGTGATGGAGCATTTGTTGCAGCAGGATCTGCTTCTTTTTTCTCAGGCTGTTTCTTTTTAGCCTTTGCCGCCTTTGGATCATCTACATCCGTTTTATCATCATCTGTTTCGATTTCAACAGCTTCTTTGAATTTATCCCATGGCGTTTTACGTAGAGATACTTTGCTTTTTCCTTTAGCTTTCGCTTTGTCAGCAGCAAGAGCTTTACGTACTTGATCAGGAGTAAGGCCACGTTTCTTTGCCTCATCGATCATTGCCTGCTCTTCTTCAGTAAACTCTTCTTTTTTCATAGACTTTTTAATAGCCTTACGACGCTTATGCAGATACTCATCAGATGAATCCACATCACCATCATTATCGATATCAGCATCGCCCTGACCTACAGGATCAAGCTTATCTTCTTTTTTATTTCGTTCTTGAAGCATCTTAATGTATGCTTCTGCGATTGGATTGTCCATCCTATTCTCCTTGTAAATTGTTTTTCAACTAGCAGAAGCAATTACTGCTAACATTCTTGTTACATCCAAACTTGGGCTGCAATTGCACTCCCGATAGCAACAATAGCTACCCAGAATAATTTATTTATAGTATGTACAGTACGAGCATTATCATCGCACTTCTTTTCAATAGTGTCTAACTTAGCTGAGAACTTATTCATTCGTTCCCATGACCTATCGCGATACTCATTATAAGCATCCATCTTTTCTTCGAAGCGCGCTAGTGATACTAATACTTCACTCATCTTATCCATTTTTTCTTCGATTCGATCTAGGCGATTTTTCCAGTCTACATCTGACATATTAACACTTCCATCTCTTCAGTGACATAGCTTTCCGTGTAGGTCTGCCTTTATCATCTTTCATAGGGCCTTTCATTCCGCTCATACGAGCACAGAATGACTTACGTCTACCTGCAGCTTTACTGCCCGGCTTGACTTTACCAGTGACAGCAGTTTTAAGGTTTCCGCCAGTTTTTCTATTAACTGCAGCGACACCTTTTGCCGTCATCCCAGCCCCCTTTTCGGTGCTTCGATAATGTCCTTTTGAATCAGCGCCTCGCTCGTTAACGCTATTCTCACACTGTTGGCAACAAGCGTCTGTTCCACAGTTAGGATGTTCTAGAAATAATTTAAAACTTTTCATATTAACCTCCAAACTCGTGACCGGCAACACGCTTCATTTGCCGATTAAATTCTGCTTGATCTGGCTTTGACTTATAAAGCTTAATAGAAATCTCAGATCGATCTTTCCCTTTGATACGCCAATTATAACCCTTTTCTTTATGCTCAGGGTCTGTTGTCTTTATAACACGACGTTTATATCCGGCTTCCCATGATTCTGGTTTACCGGTACCTTCTTTAATTTCTGGTTTTTCGTGACCATATCCCATTTTTTTCATACGTAAATGGTCAGCTTCTTTTTCAGCTTTATAACCTTTACCAGTTTTAGGATCATACATCATATGTGGAGTAAATGCTTTCTTCTCACGCATTGCATGAAAATCAGCTTTGCGCTGTTCTTCTTTACCAGCGTTTTTAGACCATCTACCACGTGCACGGTGATACATCTTTTGTAATTCAGTCATCCTCATGATCGCACTTTAGCAGCAAGATCTTTGTCTGCTTTGCCCCATGTTCCAGATGATTTAGTAACAAATGAATTAACCCGAGCGAATCCCCATTGTTGTGGAGTTGTACCAGGCCGATGACCAGTTTTCCATGCAGCAACACCACGATTATAAACTTGTCTTAGAATTCCAAGGGGCATACCAGATTTTTCAGCTTTTGCTTTTAAACCTTTAGTTGCATCTTCGTCTAATGTTTCGTTGTATTCGCTAAATGATTTCATTTCTTCACCGTACATTTGTTGGTATTTTTTAGTATGCTTAGATGGTTTGGTTTTTGCATCTTTATCGCCAGGTGCCGGTTTATATGCATTAGGATCATCATCGTCCATTTTTGCTTGTTTCTTAAACTGTGCATCTCGTTTAGCTTTAGTAGATTTAGCAAGACCCTTATGATAATTAGCTGGCTGAGAACCTTTACGATCGCCGATATCAGGATCTTCAGAAGCTTCTTTTGGTACACAATTTGGAACTTGTTTACCATTCTTGGTTTTCATTCCAACTTGTTTATGGGTATCCCAACATGCTTCATCAAGTTTTTCGATGTCAGTTAACCACTTACGCATTTTCTTACCGTCAGCCATTTCGATCAGCACATAGTTAGATCCCAGCATAGAAACCGTTCCGACTTCATCTGATTCCTTAATTGCAACGAGATCTCCTAGTTCAAATAATTGTCCTTGAACATAGGCTTCTCGTTCTTCTGACACTGTTTGCAATTGTATGTGCTGACGGTAATCATGGGATTCTTTAAGTCCCATGGCGGTACGCAAATCATTAAATAATTGCTTACCATCTTTAAAGTTTTTAGGTAGACCTTTAGTGAATAGACTGAAATCATTTGCTTGTGCAGCAGCTCTCATCTTAGAAGCTGACATTCCAGATACACCTTCTGCATCAGGATCACGCTCACCAGCAGAGATTACATTAACTCCACCTTCAAAGTTATAGAAACCATGACGGCCTTTTTTAGCATTGTACCTACCAATCAATGCTTCGAACTCATTAACACGATCTGATCCAACAACCATATTGACACGGTTATAACCTTGATCGTATATCTTTACAAGAATATCAAATACATTTTTGACAGATTTATCTAATTGAATTGATCGCGCATGACGTGGGAACATCTTGCGCATATACTTAACTTTATTATTATAGTCTAATGGATTCTTTTTTGCATCGTTAGACTGAGAAGCGAATACCATATATTTAGATCCGCGTGCAACCTTAGCTACAGCGTCTAACAACTTCTCATGACCTACTGTAGGAGGATTAAATCTTCCGAAAGTAAAGGTAATTTCTTTTGTGGCTTCAGTGACATACTCACTAAATGACTTGAACGACATTACTTATCCCCAGATTTCTTTTTCTGGAGTTTAGCCCTATCTTTTTGCCTAACAGTTTTAAGAAGTTTCTTAGCCAATGTTTTAATGGCTTGCTTCTTTTTAGCAACTCTGTCTTCAATACCCTTACGAGCAGCATAAGATAAGTCAGACTTATCTTTATCACGTAACATCTTTTTAACCATAGTTTGACGTGCTTGACGTTCTGCACGTTTTACAAGTACTTCTTTAGATGCTAGTTTACGCATGGATCTTTTACGACCCATTTGAATCTTCGCCTTATTGCGACGCATTGCCTGTTTTAATTTCATGCGTTGTTGTGTATTCAACGCTTCGTTTGTTTGTTCCATGTTTCTTCCCATTAGGAGCGAGACGGCGTGTCCCAGCCTTTAATAACATCAGAGGAGAAGTTGTTATAACTGAACGTCATACGATCAACTAATTTAACTGCTCCGCCCTTTAACTTATCAATAGCAACAAAACCTTCAACACCGGTAACGTGGTATCCGTCTCGTTTCTTGATAAATGTATCAATTTTATTTACTTTATTAAGTTTATTTATAATAACTAGTTTCGCCACTACAATAGCATTTTGTAAATCAAATATAGCTTTTAAGTTAGCTTTATTACCTGGAGAAAAGAACTTAAGCAGCTCATCTCTCTTTGCAAGTTTACGATCTTTTGCAACTTGAGTTTTTACTTTGCCGGCTTCTTTTGCAAATCTTTCTTCAATCCATTTGATAAGACCATCTACATGTTTCGATGTATTTGTAACCTTTTCTCCTCGTCTAACGAACGAGTTATTATAGGTTTCGATAAGTCCTGCTAGTTCTTCATTCCTAGAAAGATCGTTAAGTGCTGTACCTTTAATCTTTTTAAAGATTGTACCAGCAACACTAAGTGCTTTAGTTACTTCATCAGTATCTTTCTGTGTAAGAGTAGCTGTTCCAGATAGGTCTCTTAGGTTAGCATCTTGTAACCATACAGATGATGCACTTTTAAATGAAGAGGCTTTAACATTAAATGTAGCTCTCATATTTTCAAAAGAATCACCTGAGTAAGAAGTATGTACAACAATGCCAATCTTAGACTTACGTATAAGTTGAGCCTCTGCAGAATCTGCACGTACGGCATATACAATAGTATTAGGATGGAAAGTAATATACTTGACACCGTCTATAGTTTCAGTCTTGAGATCATCCTTTGTAAACATAAGATCTCCTTGAATCACGCCAGTAATTCCTATCTTACTTAGTTCATCAAATGAAACTTTAAGTTTTGTTGACAAGTCTCCAGATGTATCAGCATCGATTTCAGCATGTGATTTATATACTTTAGGATTCTTATTAAAGATACCTTTCTTTGCCACAAAGAACTTCTTATCAGTTGGATCAATACCAGCAAATACTGCAGGTGCACCATCCCATTTAACAGTCACATCAGTTGTTTTCTTTGAACTACCTGCTAACATATCTCGCATTGCTCTTAATGCAAGTATAGCATCACGTGCACCATTAACACCACCATAAATCACACGATCCTCAATATGAGTCATATGTGTATTCTTAGAAGAGGCAGCTTCTGTTATTGAGTGTGACTTAAAATTAATCATTATATTACCTTAGTATTTCTATTTTTAAGTGCTGTACCTTTTGCAACTATAAAGAATCTAGCTCCTGGAATTCCAAACTGGTTTTTAGCTTGCTCTGGTCTCACATAGTAATAACACTCGTAATCGTTTTTAGGCAATTCATTATGATATTGTGTATGATTTGAAGTAATTGTGTATATAGGAATACCGTCTTTTACTCCAGATCTTTTAAGGTTCATAGGACCTTGATATAGAACATCGATGTTTTGACGGCCGTCTGGCTTTGACTTAAACCCTTTACCATACATTGTCATACGTATAATTTTAGGATCAGTAACTTTACGTGCATATGCAGTCTTCATAGGAAAGCGTTTAGCGCCATTAAGTTCTTTTACCACGGCATCTACAAAACTAAACATATCTTTTGATTTAGTATTCTTTAGCTCAGGCATGCCACCATACTGTTGGAAGTCATTTGCCTTATTACCCTTTTTATGAGAAATCCAAAATACTTCTTTTCCTTCTGGATCAAGCATATGGAAGTCTGATTTAGGAACACCAGGAGTAGATTCAATAGCAGCAACACGTTCAGTACGCTTACCTATTTTTACTAGAATAAAAGGTACTGTTTCTTTATCATATACTGCTTGAAGTTTTTTCTTTAGATCTGCTAGTGCTTCATCTTCTGCACGGGTGCCTGATCCTTTACCCTTACCACCAAATTCTGGAGATTTGGCTAGATCTGCTAATTGATATTTTTTGCCGTTGACACCAGTAAATTCAATGGCATTCATTGCCTTTTTATTACCATCTCTAACAGCTGTACGATATGTTTCTAGGGAATTATCTTTTCTAAGAATAACAGTATCACCTTTCATTGTAAGAAATGGATCTCCGTCATTAATTTTGCGAACAATATTTTCTGCTCGGCCTTCTCTGCCGGGCTTTAACAATTGTTCTCCAGATAGTTTTACATACATTTCTGAAATAAACCCTTTGAAAGTAAGCATATCATATTAGTCCCGTGTTATGTTTATACTATTTATACAAAAACAAAAGCCTACTAAAAGGCTTTATAAAATTTCGGTAAAACAATCACGGGCTAATTGAGCTTCAACTTTAAAAGCTTCTTTTTCCCAAGGTTTATTTTCGTACTTAAAGTTTGAATTGTAAACTTTTTTCTTCCAACGAATACGTCCATCATCTAATGCCACCATTTCTTTACGGTAGTATTGTTTAAGATGAGTCAGCTCATGACAAATAGTTGATACAAAATCGAACAAACGCAATGTCTTATCGATTTCAATATCAAATTCTTTATGTGTGTCAAGCTCAAGGCAATAGCCATAAGCTCCTTCATTAGATAAGCAATTTGTGAGACGTACTGTGATATCAAGTGTACGTACTCGTGGTAATACTCTTTTGAGATACCACGAGACTACTTTATCGGCAATAGCTCTTTGAGCTTTAGTGCCACCAGTGATTTCGATATAGTTCATATCGATCACCGACGGTAGATGTACGCGTCTACCTTTTCTGCCAATGGAAGTGGCAGTGATTGATTATAGCGTCGAACGCCTTGACGATGTCCGCGACCTTGACACTTAACATAGAACTGATAGTCCATATTAGCCTCACGCAGGTCGCGGTTCATGTGTTTAACCATAGTACGCAGATCATCAAGTTGAAACATATCATCACTATTTTTATAGTCAAATGTTCCGATGTAAGCATCTGATACGCGGTTTTTATTTACTTTAATACCCATTTTCTCTCTCCTTATGATATTATGTAAACATTATACCACATAAAAAAGAGAATGTACACAGTTAATTTAGCTTTTAGCTAAAATATTTATGGAGCATATCAATTCGATCTTCAGAAGCAGCCATCTTATCAAGTTCTTCTTGAATAGCTTCTACAATATCGCTATGCTCACCAATACCAACTGAGTGGTTCATGTAAACCATGATATTAGTTTTTGCCCGTTCGAGCTCTCCTTCAGCATGCATTTTAGCTGCTTTAACTAGTTGTTCTTTCATTATTATATCCTTTTGATTTATAGCCCTAAAATACCAAACAAATTAAACCAACCCATACTAACTCCTATAATAATAGGAATGCCTATCATAGTTATTGCTATAATAAGGAATGCTAATCCAACACCCTTATTATGATAAGGTTCATTACTCATGTTCACCACCTGGACCACGTGAATTTGCACGAAACATATCTGGACGACGCTTTGCCGTTTCAAACATGCCAACAGTTATACACACACCGCCTAATAGCAACGCGTGAAACAAAACATTGACTCCTAAATACATCCATGTACCAGTCATCATTGTAAATATTAGACACCACATCCATGCAAGAATCTGCATTACCATATGTCTAACTCGTAGATCCTGAATATTGCTTAATGGATTCTTACTGTGATCCATTACAACTTCCCAGTTATTTATAATAAATTTTTTCATTATTCCCTTTCACAGACTCCGGTTATTTCACCTTCATCGTTGATTGATATAATACGCTCCTTTTCTAGCATATCTAAAGTAATGTCGGCCCCATCTTTGAGGCCGTCTCTAAACGCCATTCTTCCATGCTGGCGCAGTGCAATGACAAAAAATATCAATAAAGATATTTCTTGCCAATAATCCTGTAGGATCATGCAGCTTCCTTTCCAGGAGATACACGTATGGCATTGCTCTCTAAAAATTCAGCGTATTCAGGCGATAGTTTGCCTAGCTCTTCCTTCCATTCATCATATGATCTGAAAGTAACAGGAAACTCCTTATAGGAGATATCGTTTTCCATACACAAGGCAGCAACAAATGCTGCAGCATCCTGTATACGGTCTAAAGTAGAAACGATATAGTCGTTACCGCCTTTAAATTTCCAATAAGCGTTACCGCTTGAGTGCTTACCGTCTTCACTGTGAGCACCATAGTTTTCAAGAGTTTGAGTTGAAATAACGTACATTATACTGCCTCCACTTTAATTTGTTTAAAACCAATATTTGAACAAAGAAAGAATTCTCCATTCAATTCAAAGATATCGCCTACAGAAGAACTATGGTTACGATCGCCAATTGCTTCAACCATATCTTGTCTATTCCAAAGGTTAGTCCATTCAAAAGCTTGCTCTAAACGAGTAGTTGCTACTGTATAAGCTTCAGTAAACATTGAGAACATGCTTGAGTCAAATCTGTCAGCACCGAAGATAGACAATTTGTTTTTTGTTTCAAATGCTGGTACAGTTTCGCCAGCGTTTACGGCATCGATTTGATCGCTAGTTAACTGAATTTGGTGAATCGTAATCATAATATAGTCTCCATACTGTTTTCATCTCTTGATACCAATATACCACGTATGGATGCATATGTACACAGTTAATTTAGTCTATTTGCATTTTTTTTACAAATAGACTAAATTTGTGACATTTATGTTACAGTATTAATGAAGTTTTGGTTCAAGCTTCTTAATACCTAAAGCCCAGTTCTCTGCAGCATCTTCTGCATATCTAACTGTTTTACCTGGAAACTCTTCTATAAAGAATTGCTTAGAGTGATTATCAAAGTATTTAATATAGGCTAGTTCTTCTTTAAAATCAAAATGAACTTCGGCATATCCTTTGCCTTGTTCAGATTCATGTGTACTAAGTCTTTTACCCATTAATTTACTCCTGTGTGAAATCTAACAATTTTGGATAGATCTGGCCGATTGCTGTTGCAATCTCTTTAGCCAGAACCATATGCTCTAGTTGTGTACCATTAGAAGATCTAAGTTCACAATAATGAATCCATGATCTAATAGTACCGTTAACATATAAACGAGAAGGTGTATTACCTTCAGGTAAAACAGCCCTTGCTTGTTCTTTAGCAATGCCGTTATCAATTGCCCACTCATAGGCTTGCATAGCAGTGTGCCAAATATTACGTTGATGTTGTTCCCATTGTACATGAAGGGAAGTATCATCTGTAATTACACTATTCTGTCTATTCTTTAAATCTTGTAGACGTGCTTTACGAATTACAACAGAGTCACTAAGATCGCGTATGTCAGCATACCGCTGAGAAAACTCTTGGAAGCTGAAGCTTCTATGACGTAATAGTTGCCTTGCAATGTCTCGGGTTGTGTTAACTTCGATTGTTGCACTTGCCATTTCGAATGGTGACCAGTGTTTATGTTCGATGAGATAGTCAAGTAACTTTGGAGTTGTCTTGGTGTTAGCTTGATTTTTCGGGTTTGAGACACGGGCGCAATAAGCGATGAGGTCCTGGATGTTATCCAATCCGTTGTGGTCACGTTCACCTGCATGAATCCTATGTGTGAGTTGAGTATGTGCGACTAATTTAGCTTGCATGATCTATTCCTATTTATTCAAGGGTAAAATTTCAGTAGACATATTATCATGGTAATCACCGCTTTCATAATATCGTCGACTTACTGTAGTAATCTTTACTCCAGCATCTACTTCTTCATATGTTATAATTTTACGTTTTATAGCTTTTTTCGGCCTGCGATTTGCTTCTGCAGTAAAAGGTCCTTCGTCATTCATACTTTAAAATCTCCATAATCTTTCTTTTCTCTGTTACCAAATGTATTTATTGGCGCAGAATCTTGACCCGCGTCAGATATATTCTGCGCAGAATCTTCTACATCATACAGTCGCATCTTTGATCTATCAACTCCAACTATAAATCTTTTGTTAATACCAGGATCGTTATAACGATTTTTAAGCTGCTTAACAAGTATTTGATTTAGTCCTTCGAGTTCTTCGTTTGAGATGAGGGCGAACATAAGATCAGCTGTAGCAGGTAATCCGAATGATTCAGACGTGTCTTCGAGACCGACATCACTCGATCCATATCCTGTTCTAGTTGTCTGAGTCGCTGATACAACGGGCACGTTGTATTCGACTGCAAGTCCGCGAATCTCTTCTGCAATAGATTTGATGAGGGAATACGTATTGACACCGCCACTTAATCCTTTTATACGAGACGATGCACAGATGTTCAAGTAATCAATAAATATAATATCCGGTGCAAAGTCTTTTTTGAGTTTAAGTTCATTGAGCAATGCACGGAAATGGCCGACATGCGCAGAACCAGTTGGATATTCTTTAATAATCAATTGGCCTGAAGTCTTGGATGCGATCTTGTTTACTTTATTATGAAACATATCTTTCGATAGATTTTCAAGTTGATCAATAGGCACGTTAAACAAGTTAGCATCAATACGTTCAGCTATTCTTTCTTCTGACATTTCCATGGTCAGATAAAGAACGTTTTTACCATCGGTCAATGCACCAGCAGCACAGTGACACATATATAAAGATTTACCAACACCGGTACCAGCAAGGGCGATGTTTAGGCTTTTCTTCGGTAAACCACCTTTTGTAATAAGATTAAACTTATCAAGATCAAAAGGCAATTTTTCTTCAGCAGTATGATAAAAGTCATACCGAGCATCAGCGTTACCGACATAGTCGTGGCCGATGTTAGTATCGAATGAAACGGCAAGAGCGTCAGATAAGATTTCAGGCAAAGCATTCTTTGTCTGTTTCTCATCACGACCATCAATAATTTCAATCGACTTCATGATGGCAAGATAGATTGCTCGATCCTGACACCACTTTTCACATGATTCAAGGAGCCAACCCATATCATCTGGGACGAACTCCTTAATACTATCTACAACTTCATGAGCTTGAATATGTGTTTGCTCAGGAAGATTAGCGTTATCTAATTCAATAGACAACGCTTCAGGGGTTGGCAGTTTGTTATACTTACTAACAAACTTTAATATTTCATCAAATACGAACCGCTGTGCACCCTCAAAATATTCTTTCTTTAAGAAAGGAATAGTTTTACGGGTAAACTCATCATTGGTTAATAGGTTCCGCAGAATCGTTGTCGGTACGTTTGCTATCATCATCATTTCCTATCTTATAATTACCACTGTCAAAAGCATCTTCTAAAATGTTTTGCAATACTTTACCTATATAGTCTTGAAAGGCAGGATTCTCGGCAAGATCTTCATCACCTTCAATTAGCGTCCACATAAAGTTTAGCCTTGCAATACCATCTTCATCATCATTGATTTCTTCAATCTTAGCGCTTACTTTACCATATTGATACTTAGTACCAGCCCAATCGCCGGTAGTAAGCTCAACAGTATAAAAGTCGTCATCAGCACGTTCAACGAATTTATAATCATTTGTGGTTACATTATACACTGGTTGTCTCCGATTGTACATCGCTAAATACATCAACATCTTCACCAAGCATTGATTTTAATCCAATGGTATAATGTGACTTAATGTATTCTTTAAGATTAGTTTCTGCGAAGATAGGTTCCCAGAACTCTTTAGTCAGTGTTTCTTTCTCACGGCATTTAGGATCTTCAAGGACACCAGTTTCTTGATTAACTCTACAATACCATCCATTAGAAGGTTTAGCAACAAAGTTACCGTGCATTGCAATATCAAGTAAACCGCTGTAACGTTCAATGCCACCATCCCATGTTACAGATACCGGAATCTTAGATTTCTCTTTAACAAAACGTGATTTCTCAACATTGATAATAAAGTTATAACCTTTAATCTCTGTACCAGTCTTTTGTTGTTGACGACCAAGAATCCAGATGTTATCAGCTGAATAGTAAATACCTGTACCACCACCAACGATATCCTTTGGAAACAAACCAATCTCTTTGTAAGTATGATTGATAGCAAGTAAAGGGATATTCTTCATTGTAAGATATGGCGTAACCATACGGAACAAACCTTTGAGTGCTTTTGCACGAGACATATCAGCAACTGATTTCTCATTAATAGCATCTTCTAATTCTTTCTTAGAAGCAAGGTTACCAATAGAATCGATTACGATAATTACACGATCATCTTTCTCAATAGCTTCAAGTTGAGATACTAGATCAAACTTAAGCTTTTCAACATCAGTGATAGGTGTATGCAAGATACGTGATGTATCAATGCCAAATGATTCGAAGTATGTTTGAGGTGAACCAAACTCTGAATCATAAAATAACATAATAGCATCTTTGTGCTTGTTCATATATGCTGCTGCCATAAGCAAAGCAAATGAAGTCTTAAAGTGCTTTGATGGACCAGCAAGGACCGTTAGCCCAGAGCCTAGACCACCATCAGGATCGCCTGATAGAGCCACATTAATCATTGGGACTGGCGTACTTGCAAAGTCCTGTTGTGAGAAGATCTTCGAGTTAGCAAGGATGTCTGTACCCTTGATTTTCGAATTCTTCTTTAGTCTATCCATTACAGACATATATTTCTCCTATAAGTTTCATTAGGTATATTATACCATAAATTCATCGAGTTGTACACCCTTTTCTGGCGGTGTACCTTGTCTTTGTTCCCATCCTGATTCCCAGCCTGAAGCATTCATCAGGTCTGCAGATACATGATCAAATGTACCATTACCACGAGGTACATAGTTTTGACCAAAGCGAACAAAGTCACACATCACATCTTCAAGGTCTTTTGCTTTTCCACCGGTACGTTCTACCAGCAGGTTCATAAAGTCGTCTGGTTTCCACCCTGTTGAGAGCCTTTTCATACAGCGGACAGCATTGTTTCCTAAATAGGTATGGCTATCTACATTAACATATTGAGGGAAGTAATCAGAGCAATCCATAGAAAAGGCAGCGTACACGAAATTAAATTTTCGGTGGCCTACTTCTTTGTTATAGCCATTAAGATAATCAACAATATCTTTATGACCACGGGTTTCCTTTTGTAACCATTCTGTGAAATTATTTATCAAAGTTGGTAATTCACGCGTCATAAAATCTACATTAGATGTACCTTTTTTTGGCGCAGGTGGTTGGTTGCCAATGGACGTGAACATTGACTTCCCTTGCTTTTTATTGAATACAAGATCGTTTGCCATCTCATCAATAGTTTCAAATCTACCCCAGAATTGTATTACATTATTACGATATCCATGATCATTTTCGAATGACGCACCTGATCCCATAATCCTATGACATAAGAATACATATAACCAGGTTTTTAAATTCCATTGAATAGAATCATTTGATTTGTTAAGTGCACGGCGTTCTTCATTCTGCCATCGCCATTTTGGAGTCTTAGATCCAAACCATAAGTCTTGAAGTACATTAGAGAAACCAGCAGCATTACGAGTATAGCAATCATATATGTCAATAGTCTGCATTAAAGGATCATTGACAGCTTTATCAGCTTCATCACATTTATAATCTAGATTTCCCCAGTTTACATTCTCTTGTAACCATTTAGCACGAGGATAATAGTATTCCGAGAATACATCTAAAGCTTCTTCATTCAGCCACTGTTTTTTCATTCTTCACCCAATCTCTATATGAATCAATTCGATCGTATATAGTTTCATCTTCTAATACAGGTTCCGCACCTACATTCCAGAACAAGATATCTTTATCACTGTTCTTAGGTATATACTTCCACACCTTACCGTCATATGTATCGATATTAGGGAATGGCGGAAGGTTTTCTTTTTTCTCTGATGCAGTAAATGCAAGAGGTTCTGATATCGGTTCTGCTACACCAAGTTCACCAGCTTTCATATTGCGTGATACACAAACAGAAGTAAACTTGGCATTAGGCCAAGCTATTTGAAGTGCCCGTGTGAGCACGCCCGTGGACGTGGCCGTATAGACTTCATCTGGTTCTTCTATATTTTCGTATGCTACCTTTACAATACCAGCGGTTACTAATTCATGTTTTAATCCTAACGGAACAAAGAATGCATTAGGATGAGCATCAGCCCACTTCTTCGCAATCAAGTTTAAGTTAGGCATTGCTGCAATACGATGGAATTCATATTCACATCCACGTTCTATACAGCAGGCCTGATGCATTGATATACGTTTAGAAGAAGGCATGAATAGTCTTACCTTCTTACCATGTCGCTTTGCTACATCAAGCAGAGAAACACCAGCAAGACCAGTACGAGGTTGAACATAAACAATGGTATCAATATGATCAGGGAGCGAAGAGATGAGACAATCACCCCCGCGGACTTTGCTACCAACCAAGTCATCATCCCTGACAACCCTAATACCATCATGAACGGTAATACGAGGTACAGGATTAGGATCTTCCCAATCATAAGCAAGGTAAAGAAATTCATCTCTAGCATCTTCAGCTGTATATAAAGGTCCGACATCTTTATTCACTCCATCAATTATATGTTTATTATGCGCCAAGTCCGGTTACTCCCCAATCGTTTCTTCTATAAAATGGCGGAGCAATATGGAAAGAAGATCCATGCTCCATATAGGTTTTAGCATATGTTTCAGGATTCATAGTATACCATTCTTCTGGTGGCATAACAACAGATCCAGCTTGTTTGTGCAATTCATCAATAAACCTATTTGTCAAATCATGACGTTCTTGCCATGATCCATAGAATGGTTCTTTCTTGTAGAACCCAGATTTAGGTATACGTCTTTCCTCGAACTCAACTGGAACTGGAGCAGCAAAGAATACTTTACAATCATACATGGTCTCCAAAGCTTTACCTTGAGTTACATACTCCCGAATAAAGTTTTTAAGAACAAAATCATTGTGTCGTAATATATGATGCCGAATATCAATAGAACCCAAACATAAAGTGATTGTACCAAACGGAGTAACTCCTCTGAGGAGAGACCGAATGCCTGCTTTAAGCGCCCCGTGTAAAGTTTTGCCATCGTTACGAAACACCATATCATTACGGTGGCTAAAAGAGCTTGTATGACTGTCACCAATTGTCATTCCTTTCATTTTAAGATTTTCTTGTTTCATTGAAGAAACAGAGGACAATCTTGAACTTAGTCGGTCACACCATTCTTCAGTTATGCCTTCGTATGTGGTATTAGCACCAATACGTTTCTTAAGCATTTCGCCATAATTCGGCATATCATGATCAAGCGAAATAATATCATTACAAGAAGCAATGAGATTAATACGGTCAAAAACCTCTTTAGTTGCTCCACCAAAAAGATTTAATGTTCCACCGAAGTTTGCACCGTGATCAATGTAAACCCTATCATATGATTTTACCTTAGGTGTGCACTTATGGTCAATACAAGATCCTAATTGATCTCGCCATATTTGTGTCCAGCCATGTACATGAGATTTCTCATTAACAGGTATATTAGATATTGGATTTGTAATCACAGAATTCATATTCAACTCCAGCTTCTTCAAATATTGATTTGCTTAATGCCCAAGAATCTTGCCAATTAGCAGGTATATCTTGAGAGGGCATTACTATTTTTTTGATTCCTACTTGGACGATGCCTTTAGCACAATCAGAACAGACAGGAAGACCAAACACAAATAAAGTTGATCCATGTAAAGATACTCCGTTATATGTAGCATTGTAGATGACATTCATCTCAGCATGTACTACTAGTTTATATTTAGTGGGTCGATCATTATATCGATCCTCGGAGTCATTAACTCCACGTGGGAAACCATTGTAGCCTTGAGATAAGATTTGACCTTTATCACCAACTGCAACAGATCCTATTTTACTTGAAGGATCTTTAGACCAACTTGCTACTTGTTCAGCAAGTTCTAAGTATCTATTGTTCCATTTATTTGACAAGATCGAAATGCCTTTCATAGACATGTAAGTTCATTACCTGCCATGTTAGCATACCTTTTTCAATAGGTGCTTTTTCATGCACATAAGCTAGTGCATTGTAATCATCTACAACTTTATCCATGAGATGTTGGGCCCAAGCATAATCGTTCTTATAACCGAATACTACATCATTAGAACGCATTTGCGATACCATATGTAATACATTATCACGAATATAAAATGTTTGAGCATTCGTACAAATGAAATCAGACTTACCATTCTCATCGAATTCAGTCCAGATAGATGGACGATTGTATACCATCTGAGCACGACGAGAATCAGGGTTTTGCCATAGTTCTTCTAGTGCACGCTCATATTGAGAATAATACTTTTCTGAAAATACTAAATGACCATAGTTAGAATTAATATTGCCATCATCATCTGATGCATATTGCCATGCTACAGGTGGTTGTCTACCTGGACCATAAATATCAAGGATATTAGTAGAACGTGACTCATACCATTTAATCTCTGCATCGATGTATTCTTGTACTGGTGTGCCGAAGATAGCAGGTTCGCTTGCAATAAAGTTTGCACCAATCATTTCGATAGTCTTTTGACCAGTCTTATCGATAGTAAATGCTTCATCAGCAAGTTCACCGATGAAGAACTCTCGAATATCTTTTACACTATACATTAGCATTACTCATCTCCTACTTTGTAGCGATCATCCATATGAAGATGGCCATCAGACATATGAGTCATAAGAATCATAAGCTGAGTAGATGCATGTGCAAGATGGCTTAGGCCAGATTCAGGATCTAGATCTTCACCAGACCAGAATGCATTTAAGTGACGTTGAATAGATGAGTATGTACGAGACCACTCAGTGCTATCGCCATCATCACGCCAGTTATTAGGACCATACTTGTTAGCACCGAAGCCGAGTACTTCAGCAACCTGATTGATAGCATCAACAGGAACTAAAGCTAAAGGGGCTTTGCCATTATCATATTTCATAGATGTCTCCGTTTCATTATTATTTGTATATTATACCACATTATAAAGTAAATGTAAACCTATTTTCTTCATTTAATTGATTTAATGCTTCTTTTGCATCAACAATAGCAAGGATCTCATACTTAACACGCATTCCTTCTTTAAGTTCTGTATAGAATGGCAGCCATCTCCATATCACAAGTTTGTCTAATACATCTTCTTTAATACATTTTTGTATTGATGCTGATATGTGTACACCTTTTTGACTATACATTTTATAGTCTAAAGATGCAGATAATCCAGAATGATATGTGTCATAGTGGTATGTTTCATTTAGTTCTTGCATAGAATCTATTTCTGATTGGTGATGTTCAGGAAACTCAGCGTCTGCTCCGAATATGCCAGCATTAAATACTGGAGCCATAATATCTCTTCGTTCAATAAATTCTTTAGAAACTACTCCTTGATGTATTCCGATCATAATTGATTCTCCATAATATATGATATTGCACGTTCAGCTTCAGTGTCAAACGCTCTATTTTTGTACCATCCGCCAGTATCTCGATCGAGCTCTTGACACATCATCACCAATTCTTGTGACGTGATGGGATATTTTTTACTTACTGCATTACCAGCTACGGATACCATAAATGAATACATTTTGGCATACCAACCAGTCTCACTAATTGCATTGTATTCAGCAATCATTCTACGACTTACGAATGGGCAATCAGTATATGAAGTCCATGAGTAGTTTGTATTAGTTAAACCATTTGCTCTATATTGCATGATAGCCTGCTTCATTGATTCGGGCATACCGTCAAATATAGTCTTGGCTTTCTCAGGCATAGGATGCCTGCTTATAAGGAGCATAGGATCGATATGATTACCAGGATTACTGAATATAAAGTTGTTAGCGTTATTATACGTCGCTGGAATGTAATACATTCTAGATAAGTCTTTAGTCTGCTTATCTCCGATTGATCCGAGCTCGCTATTGAGTGCCCACCAAAATCTTTTGATATCAGCCACTGCAACCTCTGATGTAAGTGGGAAGACAAGCCTGAACTTCGGTTTTTCCAGCGTACTACTAGCAGTACTATAGCAAACGTAACAGAAATCTCCAAAGCTAGTACGTAGTTCATTTTCTAAATCTCCTTTAAAATCATGGTCATCAACATCTACTGCAGCCCATCCACCCCAACCAGTTACATTTTTATTAGCACGCGTTGTGCCTTTAATGTAACTAGCAGGGGAGATAAGTTGGGCTGACTTTTTATCCTCTAATTTTTGCTTAGACAGTTCATACAACAAAGCCTCGAACTGTTGCCAATTCGAGAACTCCATAGACTTTTCAGTCTTATTGTCGTATATACTTTTAAACAGCGTTAGGGAAGTCACCATGGTTTCCTTCGTGTGTAGGTGATGTCCACCCTTCTGGTTTCATTAGATCTGGTAAACCCCATGGGTTCGGCCGCTCTTCTTTAACACCAGGTTCTTTTGCCATATTAGCTTGATACACACGGTTCCATGCTTCATTAGCATCAATACCAAATACATCAAGTGTACCAATAGCAAATACACACATATCAATAAGACCATCAACGATCTCTTCTGAATCACCGGCATTCATTGCATCAAATGTTTCAGTCATTTCTTCTTGACACATATCAAGTCGAAATTTAAGGTATTTCTTCATTAGATCTTTATCATCTTTGTTCTTTTTGAACCAATCCTTTACACCAAATCTGTGATGCATCATATGAATATCATGTGCCCAATCTGTCATGTCTTTCTCCATTTTCTATTATGTTATAATTATACCACATTATTAATGGTTTGTACACCATTATTTTCAAGTATAGTATCTATTATAGGATCTACGTTTACTACTGTAATTACAGCATCATCAGCATATGGATTCCTATACAGTGCAAAGTAATGCGAACCATATTCTGGATGTGCATCCTCACGGTGGAATATATCCACGTGATAATCAGCAATCTTAGTTAGTTTAGTAGTACATATGTATTTTACTACAGTACCATGCTTATTGCTATATTCTTTTTCAGTCTTTGCTGTATCAAACAATGGTGTCATCCAAAGAAATCCTCTAGTGAGATTCTAGGTTCCGGTGACCAGCCAATCGCATCAAGGATTGGGATGATTGGATCTAGAAATGTCTTTTCGAATTGTTTATTGTAATCAATGTACTTATCAAGCTGAAGCTCAGGCGCCAAATACGTTGGAAATGATACTACATTCTCACGAATAGGATTCGGAAGTTTAAGATAACAAAACTTAATCTTCTCGCCATTCTGGATCAGTTCATACTTCTTCTCGAGGCTTGCTGCTTTAATATGATAGTTATATAGCAAAGCCCCACGTACGTGTATGGGTGTGCCTTTTGCATATATGCCATCACGCTTACGTGCCCACTTGCTAATATCATTTACACCACGAGGGAAAGCAACCTGTTCGGCTGGCAGTGTGCTGAAGTATTCACGGAACTGAGCAATAGCCTTTTGAGTCTGGGATTCTTCACCGGTGATAATAACCTTGAATAAGGCTTTTAATGCATCTCTACACTGAGCCGGAGTTGAAGACTTAATTGCTTCAATGCCCATGATCTTAAGCTTTGGTTCTGCATACTGAACACCTTCATTGTTATGCACATTTAGAATGTAACGTTTCTTGGCTGTCCAGATACCACGATCAGCAATAGCTTCTCTTGCCATAACCATACGAGGTTTGTAACATGCAAACATATTGTATAAGCGATCATATGATTTCTCAAGCATAGGGATAAACTGATCCTCACAGATCTTGTCAATCGTTTGTACTTCTTCACCTGGCTTGACATACTTCTTGACAACCTCACCGAAGTTAACATAAACCGAATCAGTATCAATTGCAATAACATAGTCTTTGTCTTTAGTTGCACATACTTTGTTCATGAATTCATTAACAGACTTCTCAGCCCAACGAATCACAGTCTGACCAGTAAGAGTAATACCTTCGGCCACACGTAAATCAAAGTAACGAAAGTACTTGTTACCGAGTGCACCATAAAGAGAGTTAAGCAAGATTTTAATAGCCATCTGTTCATTCTCATAACGAGAGATATCACGTTCGATACGATAGATCTCAGCCTTATTAGACTTATCAGCATTCTCTTTCTCTTGCTGAGCTGCTAGCATCTTCTTCTTAACGATACTACGCTCATTGTAATAATCAACAATGATTTTAGGCAATACACCTTCTTTATCTTTCTTAAACGAAACGCCATTAGCAGCAAGCGCATACTCTGGATTAGGATTAGAATGATTCTCGGTAAGTGCAATATCAGGATTCATAGTAAGACGATCACCTTCGACGATAGTCTCTGGCGACATATTCCATTGAACAATGATGTTAGGATACAGTGAGTTTAGATCGAAAGATACAACCCAGTCATGCATACCGACCTGAGGAGGTTTAACATAACCACCTGGATATTCTGATTTAAACTTCTCACCATTCGCTGGAACAATGATACCACGATTAGATAGATCTCTATAAAGAATAGAATCCCATATGGCAGTAGTACCAAGCGTATCTGAATAGTTAACACCGCCTCGATATGCCATAGTCAACGCAAGAGTAATCAAACCCATCTTATCTTCGAGGCGGTCAACAAGCTCAACATCTTTAATATTATAGTCGATGAACTTTTGGAAATCATGTTTGTATAGTGTGTGCAAGCCAGTAAACTCATCATACGAAAGCTTACGTTCACCAAGTACAGTATGCGCAATATGGTCAAGCTTATATGATTCTTGTGCACCATATGAATAGCCAAACTTTTTAAACAATTCTAAATAATCAAGTTGAGAGATACCAGTGATTTCATATGACTGTAACTCACGACCCATTTGTTTGATAGTACGTGGATTGATTAAGCCCCATGGAGAATATCTTTTTGCGACGTCAGGACCAAGAAGCTTACCGGTTCTGTTAATAAGATACGGCATATCGAAGAAGCGAGTATTCCAACCAGTGATAACATCAGGCGAATTTACTGCTGATCCCCAATGGTTGAGAAACTTTAGAAGCAGCTCTGTTTCTGATTCACACTTCTCATACATGACTGGGAAGTCTTTCATGATAGACTTACTTACATCATAATCATGAAGACCCCAAATATAATAGATGTCATCGATATTGTTTTTGATTGTAATAGAGATAACCGGATACTCTGCAAACTCTGGCTCTGGAAACCCATCGTCAGATGCAACTTCGATATCGATAGTAGACACATTGATCCTATCACGATCGAATTCTATATTATCAGGAAACTTCTCTTGAAGATATTGGACAACATAGTTCTTGTTGCCATACAATTCTTTGGCGTTAATTCCGCCATACTGTTGTTCGTATTCTTTAACCTGAC